CAACAATCGTATCCTTAGTAAGTGCTACATTAAGCATTACGAGTATTCAACCACTATTCACATTGTTGGCGAGTTTGGTTGCTATTGTTTCAGGCGGTATGGCTATTCGATACTATTGGAAAATGACTAAGAAACTTAAATGAGAATAATACTTTTAGCCTTATTACTTACATCTTGCGCTTCGGTCAAGAAGTTCGAAAAGAGATATGATAGCACGGGGACAACTAAGATTGACTCCGTGCATCTTACTTTTTATGATAGCGTAACTAAGATTATAGAAAAAGAGCAGGTATTTACAAAAGAGGTTACTATCTATGACACAATCCGTGTAACAAAAGATAGCATTATAGTAGTTCCCAAAATCGTAACTAAGTGGGTATACCAGACAAAAGAGAAGGAGACCGACAATAGCTTAGTTAAAAAAGACACGATAGCTTTTAATCGCACAGAAACGCGTCAAATTTCGATTGTAGATAAAAACAAGGTAACTACCGCAAATAACTTTTGGAAGGCTCTAATCGGTCTAATAATAGCGATTGTGTTAATTTTAGCTTATTGGAATAGATTATGGAAGTAAACAAAGCAGGTAGAGATTTAATAAAGCAGTTCGAAGGCTGCAAATTAAAGGCGTACAAATGCCCTGCGGGTTTATGGACTATTTCTTGGGGTTTGACTTTTTACCCTGACGGAACGAATGTAAAAGAGGGCGATGTAATTACCCAGCAACAAGCAGAAGATTACTTTAATGCAATAGTCGATGACTTTGCAAAAGGCGTAGATGTGCTTGTAAAATCAAATGTAACGGCAAACAATTTTTCTGCGATTGTTTCGTTTGCTTTTAATGTAGGTATGGGGAATTTTAGGAGAAGCACTTTACTTAGAAAGGTAAACGCAAACCCTAAAGACCCAAGCATTAGGGCAGAATTTATGAAGTGGACAAGAGCAAACAATGTGGTGCTTAAAGGGTTAGTGAGGCGGAGAGAGGCTGAAGCTAAACTATATGAGCAACTTTAGAACTATATTAGTTAATTTATTATCAGACGAAAGCAACAGTATTAGCCACAAAAGAGTAGTGGCAATGCTTGGCAGCTTATGTCTTTTTATATCCTTGTTCTTAAATATAATTCTAAAAATACACCCAAGCGACAAGTTGGTAGATGCCGTGTTGTATCTTACGCTCTTTGCTATGGGTTACACCACAATAGATAAATTCAGCAAAAAATAAATAATGCTAAAATCAAAACGCAAACGCCTATTCTTTGACATCGAAACCTCGCCCAACGTTGGCTTTTTCTGGAGTGCAGGGTATAAGCTTAATGTAACTGCGGATAGCATAATACAAGAACGTGCTATTATTTGTATTTGTTACAAGTGGGAAGATGAGAAAGAAGTTTACTTTTTACAATGGGATAGCAAACAGAATGACAAAAAGATGCTACAAAGTTTTATTGAAGTAGCAAACACGGCTTCTGAATTAGTAGGGCATAATGGCGATAAGTTCGACCTTGCGTGGATAAGAACCAGGTGCTTGTTTCATAAGATTGAAATGTTCCCTTCTTATGTTACAATAGACACGCTAAAAGTAGCACGTCAAAAGTTTAGATTTAATAGCAATAAGCTGAATTACATAGCTGATTACTTAGGCATTGGCACTAAGATAAAAACCGAATATAGTTTATGGAAGGACATCGTTCTGCATAAGGATAAAGTCGCTATGGCTAAAATGATTAAGTACTGCCAAAAAGATGTTGTATTATTAGAGCAAGTATTCAACGCCCTTAAAAACCACATCGAACCTAAAACACATTACGGAGTTATATTCGGTCAAGACCGAGGCTCTTGCCCTGAATGTGGGAGCGATGATTTAATTATTTCACTTCGTAGAACAACTGCAACGGGTGTAAAGAAAATACAATACAAGTGCAAAACTTGTTTTAAGATACATAGCAAAACAGACAAATAAATGGACAGTAAAATATTAGCAGCAGTAATAGAAGATATGCGTAGGCGTGAACTTGTAGGGAAAGCAAAGTACGGAACTACAATGGATAGAAGTGATTTAAGCACCGGTCAATGGATAACGCACCTAAAGGAAGAGCTGCAAGATGCAATACTTTATTTAACCAAACTTGAACAGATACACAATGCGCCTCAAAAAGATATTTAGCTTTGGCAATATATTAGACCGAGATACCTACGAGAAGCTAAGGGAGTTAGATTACACCAATCCAAACTTTAAGGGTTGTGCTGATGAGTTCCAGTTTAATCGTGAATGGTGGGTTATGCTTGACGATATGAGCCGTATTGTTGCTTATTGCGGCTCAATTTATTCTAAAGGCATTTGCATATTTAACAGGGCGTGGGTACATAAAGATTATAGAGGGCAGGGCATACAAAGACGAATGATTAAGACCAGGCTAAAAGCTGCATCTACCTTTTGCCATATAGCTATTACTTATACTACATTAGACAACTTCCCTTCAGCTAATAACCTAATCTCGTGTGGGTTTAGGCTTTACTTACCCGAATATTCATACGGGGGTTACGATAAACTATACTTCCAGAAGCTTTTATAGGTAGTATTTTTACTACTTTTGGCTGCATTTTACTACCGACTTTGGCAAGTTTTAGCTTTACTTTTGTACGTTCTATTGTACAAAATGTGCTATAAACTGCACAATTTGATGTGCAAATGCAACAATGTTACAAAAATAATTTAAAAATATTTTAATAGTTTTGCACTTTGTATTGTGTATTGTTGTATATTTGTGTAAACAAAACACAAAATGACACATTTAACCAACTACCAAATGTTCCAATATCAGCGATACGGGAACATATTAATCGACGGGGATAGGAGTACTACAAACCCTTATGACCCTGCCTTATTGCCTAAAAACTACGATTACGAAGATGACGATTACACGTTTACTCGTTGGGTAGAACACAATGCAGAACTTGAACTATTAAAAAACGAAGTATATGAAGATTGAATTTGTAAAAGAAACTAAGCCAGACGGAACAATTTTCTACTATACTTTAGTAGATAACAAATACGATAGCGCAAGTATGTACTTGGAATACTCACAAGCTTACGAGTACTTTGTAAGCCTAAAGAAAAGACAAGAACCGATTATCGAAATTTTAGAACACTATAATATAGACATACAAAACAAATAACAATGAGCCTAATTAAAATCCAACAGGAATTAAAAGCACCTAAAAATCAATTCAATGCTTTTGCTAAATACAAGTACCGAAGTGCAGAAGATATTATCGAAGCTGCAAAACCTATCTGCCATAAGTACGGCTACGCTTTAATGTTAAGCGACGAGGTAATAGAAGTAGGCGGTAGAGTTTATGTAAAAGCTACTGCTTGTTTAAGTAACGGAGAAGATAACATTACCTGCACAGGTCTTGCTCGTGAAGAGGAAAACAAAAAAGGAATGGACGCTTCGCAGCTCACTGGTGCGTGTAGCTCCTACGCTCGTAAATATGCTCTTAACGGACTATTCGCAATAGATGATACTAAAGACGCAGACGCTACTAATGAGCATAAAGACGAAGTAAGCGAAGGACAAAAAGCGTTCTTAATTGAGCAGTTAGATAAGACAAAGTTTACTGATGACCAAAAAGTCAAAGCTGCTTTGAAAATCAAAGCTATCAAGAGTTTAGACGAATTTAACAAGATTAAAGAAACAATAAAGAAAAGCTAATGAGGGAGCTATTACCATTTGAAAGGCAGATGCTTTTAGCAGAAGTATATCACTACGCTTGGTATAACGAAGAAGCATACGAGGACTTATTAGCCTTTATTAAAAAGTATGAAAACAAATTAGACAAACCAGTTTTTTTTAACCCAATCAATAACAATGACACAACAACAACAAATCTTGAAACATTTGCTTTCGGGCAAAACATTGACACCAATTCAGGCTCTAACGAAGTACAATAGCCTTCGACTTGCAGCCGTAGTATTTGAATTAAAACGCAAAGGCTACAAAGTACAAACGGAATTAATTAACTTTGGTACAAAAAAACAAAGTAAATTAGTAGCTAAATATTCAATTAAAAACAAATAAAAATGGAAGATTTACAAATCAGAATGGCACCACAATCAGAATGTATTGAAGTACCAAAAGAGTACAAACCTTCTAAACAAGATGCTTTACAACGATATTCTATTACCATTGAATTTATGTCAAGGGGGTGTGTAATTAGAGTAGGGTGTAAAAATATCCCTTTTTCAAGTACGGAAGAAGCAATAGCTGAGTTACAAAAGTATTTTGAGAATCCTTATAATACTCAAGAATTATGGAACAAACAATTAAACAATTAAAAACAAATAAAAATGGAACAAAAAAAATGGAGTGCAGGTGCTTGGAAAAAAACCACCGCTAAAGGAGAAGTAATTAATTTTACAATCAATGATGTAAAGTATTCAATGTGGGCTAATAGCTACAAGACAGAAGATAACAAGCAGCCAGATTACAAGATTTATGTAAATGATTTCAAACCTAAAGAAGATACGGAAGGACTACCGTTTTAATTATGCTAACGAGAAAGAAAGATATATCAATTAGACAGTTAAAGGAGTTATACTATGCTCAACGTAACACACATTTGCAACTTCACGAAATGATGCAGCAACTTGGATTGTTAGGCATAGAAGATAACGAACCTTTAGGGTTAGACATTGGTGCGAGAACTATTGTTAAATTGGTAGACGAAGAGTTTGAGTGCGATGTATTAATAAAGGATAGGAGTTTAAAAACTACGTTTGGGCGCAAGGCTGCGGCATACTTACTAAGGCGTTATACTAAATTGAGCCTTAAGGAGATAAGCCAATACACAGGAACAAGCGACCATACTACTGCTATCCATAACATAAAACAAGCGAATAACCTAATAGAAACTGAGGACTGGTTTAAAACTAAGCTAAAAAAACTTTGCTTAAAATTAGAACTTAAAGAAATTTAGTGTATATTCGCAGTATAAATAAAAGACACATTAGCGAAAGTCGAGCCGATAATGTGTTTAGTGGTTAAATAATAGCCCCTGGTAGCTCGACTCTATTGGGGGCTTTTTTATTTTATGACATACGCAGAAAAACTAAAAAGTCCTGAATGGCAAAAGAAACGTCTTGAAATTTTGAGTAGAGACGAGTTTACCTGTACAATGTGCGGTTCAAAAGAAAAACAACTGCACGTGCATCACAAGGTTTATATTTATGACAATGAACCTTGGGAGTATTTAGATGAATTTTATACTACATTATGTTGTGATTGCCACGATAATGAAGAAAAAGACAAGGTATTATTTCATAGATTAATTAAGCATTTTTTATTAAAAGGATTAACCTACAAAGAACTTAATCAAGATATTTTACCTATAATAGTTAAATATAGAGATACATATAATTATACAACCCAAGATATTTTAAAATATAGTCAATATGTCTAAACGATTTACTGATACTGAAAAATGGAAAAAACCTTTTATCCGCAACCTTTCAGCACCTTACAAACTTCTATGGCTTTACATTTGTGATGACTGCGACCACGCAGGAATTTGGCAGGTAGACATTGATGTAGCAAAAATTCGTATAGGAGAGGATATAAATGAGCAAGATGCTATAAAATTTTTTGATGATAAAATCATAAAAATTGATAATGGCAATAAGTGGTTTATACCTTCGTTTATAGATTTTCAATATCCAAGCGGACTTAATCCAGATAACAAAGCACACGGCGGAATTGTTAAAATTTTGTTAAAATACAATTTAATAGATGACCAACTTAAGCCCCTTAGTAGCCCCTTACAAGGGGACAAGGTTATGGTTAAGGATAAGGTAATGGATAAGGATAAGGTTAAAGAAGAAATCGAACTTCCATTTTTTTCTAATGAATTTGAACAAATATGGATAGCTTGGAAAGAATATAAGAAAAAAGAGTTTAAGTTTACATACAAAACAAATCAAAGTGAACTTGCTGCTCTATCTGAATTAACAAAATTATCAAACGGACAAGAAGACATTGCTATAAAAATAATTAATCAGTCAATGGCAAATGGTTGGAAAGGTCTATTTAACCTAAAAGAAGATGCAAAAGGAACTTCAAATAATCAACGCAAACTTAATAAGTACGAACTCGAAGAGCTTAGAAACTACAACTACATCTACTCTACTTCCTATGGAGAAGGAGATTTTGACCGCATTTGTAGGGGAAAGAATGAGGAATCTAAACTCTACCATATTTAAACAAAACCTTGTTTATTTGATGCAGCTTGTAGGCATTAACAATCCTGGCGAAGTTAAGTTAGCAATTTTAGAGGATTGGATAAGAACGGAGTATGGCGGTTTTACAATAAATGAGGTTAAAGTAGCGTTTAAGCAAATGGTAGCTAATGACTTTATTGACCACTACCAGAACTTTAGCCCTGCATACTTTAGTCAAGTAATGGACAGATATAAGAAAAAAGCAAACGAAGTAAGAAAAATGATGCCACAAGAACGAGTAGAAGCAATACCTCACCTTACCGATTTAGAGATAATTGATTACTCTTACCAAGAATATAAGATTTTAGAAAACCGAACTTTTGATAGGTTGTTTAACCCACTAAGCGTATTTACAAAGCTTAATAGTACAGGCATTAAGAAGTGGAGTAAAGAAGATGGCGCACTTGCTAAAAAGAAACTTATGGAGATTATTACATACAAAGCTAATAAAATGGACATCATAAGCGCAAAGCAGTACCGAGACGAGTGGACTGAGCAATGGCTAAAGAACCAGGCTCGAGCCGTAGCCGTAGCTTTATTTTTTGAGGAACAAATAAAAATTGGCAAAGTATCGTTTTCTTAGTATAGTTTTGCTTTATGACCGCAAACGAATTAACCAAAGAAGCAATCAAGACCCTAAATAAAAACGGGTGCTTTGTATGGCGCAATAACAATCTTGCGGTTCGAGGGCGCACCTTCATAGGACTTAAAGGAGTGCCAGATGTTGTAGGCTTCCACACACAAACAGGAGTAGCGGTTTATTGCGAAACAAAAGCCATAGGAGATAAACTTAGCAGTTATCAAATAGCTTTCTTAAACTTAGCAAAGACGGCAAATTGTTTCTGCTACATAGCAACCGAAGAGAACGGCAAACTAACCCTAAAAGAATATGAACAAGAATAGCATCATATTAGAACTTTGGGAAAGCCGAGAACTTAAGGAAGCAATAGACAAAATGCAGCCTGAAGATTTACGAGAAGATTTAAGAAGCGAATTATTTAAGGTGCTATGCGAAATGGACGAAGAGCGTTTAATAGATATGCG